AATGAAGCAGGCGGCGTGTAAGCCACAGGCATATTGGTAGTTGGATCAATAGCAATTATTTTATCAGATGGTTGAGATTGAGCAGCTTTTTTACCAGCAGCTTCTGCATTTTGAGCAGCTTCTCTATATGCAAGTTGAGAAATCCTTGAGGCTGCGTTGCTAATAGCTTCACCGACTTGCGCGCCGCCAGCATCTGAGCGCACAACACCAACAGGCTGATTAAATACTTGTGTCTTTTGTCTAATAACAGCCATTATTTCACCGTTTCATATTGATAAATACCCTGAGAAGCAGTGCCAACAGCACTAAATAAAGACGCAGTTAAAGCATTGTCTCCACGTCTTCTTTCAGCCATAGCTGCTGATTTAGATTTCATATTTTGAAACTGAATTTGTTGATCTATGCGACCAGTGTCTTGAGCAATAATTTCTTTTTGCCTATCTAAGAATGCCTGAACGCTTCTATCAGATCCAACATCACGACCAGCGGCAGCAAATGCAGCTATATTAGCTGACGTTGCTAAGTCATACTCTTCTTTTCTTGCCCTAGACATTTGCATAGCTTGCGTTTTGTTTAAGACTTGATCTGTTTTAATTTGAAAAGCATTTAGATTAGATGCTTCTTGTTGAGCTTTACCAGCAGCAATTTGACCAACTGCACTTAGTGCAGTTGATCCTATAAGTGCCATTGTTATTGGGTCCATTAGACTATTAACTCCGCTACTATGCCATTTACCTGCATTGATAATGGACTGTCTTGCTCAATAGTTACCTGTGGATTTCTATTGTATCCCAAGGTCTTTACTTCTTTTTTGCCAGTAAAGCTTGAACTAATAACATCGTTTGAGTTTACCTTCATTGACTCTGTAGACTTAACATCAACAATAATATTTGTAATGCCTCTTGTTGTGCCAGTCGAAGGCCCATTGCTTATGTTTGCATCTACTGGATTCGTTATTATTTTTGCTGTGAACTTGCGCCCAGCATAAACAGTAGTATTTAAATCTGGCCCAGATGTTCCTAAGTCACTCATAAGAATAAAGTTTTCAGAACTGCTGGCTTGACCTGTAACACTTACTGTTTCATAAATGTTTATACTATTTTTTTTGTAAATAATATCAAACGTAATATCACTCGTTCCTGTATATATATTACTCATATCAAGAACAGCATCCTGAAGTATTTCTGCTTCAGAATTTGGAGTTGTATTAACTTCGCCATCAGTACTTAGAGCGCTATCTAACGTATACACAAACTTAAAGTATGTAGATGTAGCTTCAGTAATAGTTTGAACAGTGCCATTAAGGTCTTCTAGATCTAATCCAGCAAAACCCCAGACGACATCATTTGTAAATCCCCTAATATATACTTTATCACCAACACTTAATGTATTAGATACAGTAACTTTAATAGGCACAGTTGTAGCAAACTCTACAAATACACCGTTAAGCGAGTTTGTTCCAAAATTAGTTAAGGTATTTAAATTATAAGTAGCACTTGCCCAATCATCTAATCCTACTTCTGTATCAAACTCACAGAGATGTAATTGATTGTCATAATACACATTAGCAAATAATCTATCATGAATTGCAACAACAGAGCTAAAGCTTCCAGCTGTACTTACCTTTGTCCAAGAGGCTCTTTTTTCAGCCCTGTTAGAAGAAAACAAAGCTAAGTCTCCATCGCCTAATGTAAGAGCCGCATAAGAATCAGGAAGCCCAAAAGCACTATGTGCAACAGCAAGGTACTTAGGATTCTTTATTAGATGAGAAGCTAAAGTTGAAATAGATGCTGATGTATAAGCGTCTTCAGAATCTGAATACAAATACTCTCTAATAATTTTACCTTCCTTTTGTGAAAAAATAGTAGCTCCATCTATTGATGCAGGTACAACAAAGTCAGAGCCATAAGGAGTTTGTTTTCTTATCTGAGCATTTGTTGGGGTAATAGCTTGATTAAGATATGTCGGGATATACAACTCACCACTGGCAGTAAATACCTGTAGATCCCTGTTTGATATCATATACCTTATTTCATTTACATCACCAGTAGCCGCCACCAAACTAATCGAATCATCATCAGCAGCTTCGCCTACATCAAAGTTAAAGAAGCTGCCAATCTTGCTCATCCAAATAGCATCTGGCTCAGATATAGTTCCACCAAAACATAGCCTGTTTTCATGAAAGGTAACTGCGGCAGCATATCCTCTTACAGCAGAAAAAGATTGCTCATCCCACTCTGTAGTTGGAGCATGAGTAACTACAGATACATTACCGCCTCCATCCTCACTGCTAGAAGCGCTTCCACCAGCTTGATAAGTATAGGTATTATCGTCTATAATTTCTCTAACTTCATCTGTAACATTTAAGTTACCAGTGTTAATGCCACCAGTAGCACTAGCATCTTCTATAGTAATTACATCAGATACATTAAGGCCATGATCTATGTGAGTGACCTCAACAATATTGCTGCCATCTCTAGTTCTTAATGGATTTAAAACAGAAAGCCTTGCTTTAAGATTATCAACTACATCTCCAGTTACAACTGTAGAAGAAGTATAACCAGTAATTTCTATTTCTGATTTATGATATCTTACCGTAGTGCCTACATGATCAGCAACCCAATAGGGAACACTTGTTGTTAAAGTAATCCCAGTACCTGTTGTTGCAGAAGGATCAAGCGTAACATTAGAAGCATGAAATTTCGTATAAGGTTGATAAGTGACTTTGTTATCTACCCTTGCATCAAATGAAAAAACATCTAGCTCAAAAGTAGTTAAGCCTGTTCTAATCAACAATCTTGGCGCAAATAATGGGTGAGTAATAAACATTACATCACCATATTGAGCAGCATTATATTGTTGCAAATACTCCCTATCAAAAGGAAGTGCATTGCTATCAACATCAGCTGTAAGAGTTTGAACTAATGTTACATCTCCATTTGCTTCAAGCTGAAAGCATCTTACCTTTTGATGCTCAATAGATATTACATATTCTTCATTATCATCAAATATAAACTTATATAAATGAGATTGTTCTGGGTAGCTGGAATCATAGGTAATATTATAGTTGTATAAATGTTTTAATCCGTATCTTTTCTTTACAGACCCTTCACTCATTACAGTCAAGTTTTCTAAGCTCTGAGCTGACTGAGCGTAGACTGGTGAATCCGTTCTCATTAATAACGAATCACTAACTTCACCATACTGAAAGCTGTTAATTGGAACTCTTACTTTCTGCATCAACTGCGCCTTTCAGCAATAAACCTCGATGTTGTTAGCTTGCGTGTTGTTTGTTGCTGAGAGTCAATATTTCTAGCCTTAATAAACAATGCCGCAGCTTTCTGTTCCATTAACTGAGCAAGCTGTGCGTCTCTGGCTAAAGAGATTGCAAAAGAACCAGCAAGAGTAAACTCAATTGCCGTAGTAAAATAAGAAGGCCAGCTAGATTCAGACGCCCTCTCAACATAATCTAAGACAACAGTATCGTTTGTATCCGCGTCACAGAATATTTTATTGCTATAAATGTCGTACTTAATTGGTGTGTCATTAACAGTTGCTGCTATTACTGTAATGCAAGAAGATGGAACGTGGTAAGACGCTGAAAACCTACCCTTAGGAGTAGCCGATAAGCGTGTAAGATTAATTTGAGTTGTAGCAAAACGCCAACGAAAAGAGGCAAATGAAGTCTGTACTATGTCTTCATATAGAGCGTTAGCTATTTTTGCTTCAGATGTATTGGCTGCAAAGTCAGTAATCCCGTCAGCACCAATGAGATATAATGCGTTGCTAGCAACTTCTATCGATGAATCAGCTACTCTTGGCATGTTGGTTTGGGGGCCAAAGCCCCCACTCCTTTATTAATCGCCATCTGTTTCAACAACGGCAGTGCCGTCTGAAACATCGACTACAGTGCCAGTGTTCGAGAGAACATTAACAAAGTTTGTTGATGGAACATTAGTGTCACAAACAATAATCAGATCACGAACAGCAAGCATATTTGCTGCATCATTAAAATAACCTGATGTATTTACAGTCGCAATTGCGTCTGCACTTGTGTACATCCACAAACTTCCGTTTGAGTCTCCACCAATTCGAGCCAGTCCACTTGCTGCATAAGCCATGTTTTACTCTCCTTAGTTGTTATCAAGGACTTCATAGATACCATCGTCATCAATGACAACAGCACCCATAGACATCATTGATGTGGCAAGGTGTGAAACTTTTTCCGCAACATAGTTTACCTCAGTTTGAACATCAGCATTTATACCAAGTCCAATTGAAGAAGTGTGATACGCAAAGTTTTTACCACCAGCTACAGCAGACGTTGAGAAGATCTTAAATCCTAAGAACTCTTTCATTGTCATACCGCCAGCAAATGGCAGGTTCTGTGGGCCTACAAAGTCAGAACTTGCAAACTCATTAATTAAAAATAAGTCAGCAAAGCCAGCAGGAGACATAGCCAAATAACGTTGACCATCCTCTGGAATGTCTGCCGTTCCAAATGTTTGGAATAATGAAAGCAGATCTGCTTTTTCAAGAGCGGAACCAGTGTCATGGATTTGGGTGCTATTAGCACCAGCATCCATTGCGGTAATTAAGATCTCATCAGTTTTACGACCAAGTGCAGCAGCAGCAGATTGCGCTACAGCTTGACGCTCGTTAATGTTAATCTTTAACTCGTCGAGTTTATCAATGTACTCTGGCGCATAGTAGTCAGCCATTGTTACTTCAACATTGGTGTGCGCGAGTTCCATTGGGGTTACATTGCCGTTACGAGATTTCGTATTAGCTGTGCCTTTTCCAATTACTTGGAAGCGAGCAGTTGAACCTGTGACATTTGTCGTACGCACAGTGTTCCGCAACTTGGAACCCATACGTTGATACGCCATATGTACTTCAGTTTCAAACTGCTTGATAAAGGCTTGATCAATAGTATTAGCCATTTTTACAGTCCTATTAGAAGTTTCAGTTAATCACAGGTATCCGCTTTTTCATCTCAACAAGGGTATCCTTACGGGCCTCTCAATGTATTACGGGCTGTCGTGGTTCATCATAAACACAATTTTGATCTAAATTGCAACGAACAAATTCAACATACTTATTTCCATTTTGTATAGACACACCAACCGGATCAAATCCTAGCCACGTTGCCCAGCTTACCATGCCCTCATAATCAGCAAGAATTGTCATAGACATATGCGATTGGCTTTGATCAAAAAACTCTACTAACATCCTTGATCCACGCGCTAACATAGTAAAGTTTTCCCTTACTTTACTGGAAAACATTGCAAACATTTGGGGCCAGTCTTGATCTTCACAGAACCAAAGACCACCAACAAACAAAAGCTCACCTCCATCTTTACGACAGACGTAAGCCTCAGATGTTTCGCTCATTATTTCTAGTGCAGTTCTTACATCACAGTAGCCAAGTAATTTTATTTCTCTGCGATTTTCTTTTGACAGCACTCTCTCAAGCTCATCAATGTGAAAAGATTTAAGGGGAGTCAAATAATAACTCCCCCTTTTTATAATCTTAACCTCTGTAGAGTTGTTTAAATCCATCATCTACCTGTTTTACAAAGTTTGAATCTCTATTACGAGGCTCCCAATACCTTGGGTCTTTCATCATTTCTTGCAAACTTGCCTCAGTTATTGATGGGGAAGGGCTAGTATTGCCAGCAAAATTACCATCTTTCATTTTTTCCATAATAGTTTCTAGGGCTAAAATGCCTTCATGAGATTCACACATGCGTTCAATAGCTGGTAACGCATCCTCTGGAAAAAACTTATTAGCAAACACAGATGCAGCCTCTATTCTAATGTTTGCATTATCACCAAGCTTTGCTGACTCAGCTTCTATATCTGGTTGGTTTCCATTAATAGCTTGGGCATACATCTCTATACCCTTTTGAAACTCCTCTTGACCATAGCCATTTTCAAAAGAATGCTCAGACCACCATTGCAAAAGCTCATTATCGACAGCAAGATCATCGTCAACAATATCTGGAAGCTGATAATCACCAGCAGTTTCTGGTCTATCAGCAAAAGCTTCTGTTTTTATTTCTTCAAGCAAAGCTTCTCGTATTTCTTCATCTTTGCTGCCAAGCTTAGATTCAAGTTCCTTATACGCTTTTGCTAAATCCTCACCTGTTTTATATTTCTCAGGTAACCACTCTGGACGTTCTGGCGCAACTGCTTGATCTACATCTTCTTGAGTTACAAAATCACGGCCATCTGCTTCTGCCGCTTCAATTGCTGCTTCATCATTCATTTGTTCTTACTCCTATGTGCATGAGATATGCGCTGTTCAAGAAGGCCAACAATATATCGCTGCCCCTCTATATGCCTTAGCTCTTCTGTAGATACATTGGGGCCATTAACCATCTCAATAGTTACAGACCTAAGATATTTAAGCACAGCCTTTCCAGTAGGCGTGTTAAATATCTGAGCTATGTTTTCGCTTATTTCAACGTCTTGATTTGTATGACGCTGTATTCCGTCTATGCCAATATTAGCCTTCGTCGCCAACTTGCATTCCTTGTTGCTGTTGAGCCATTTGCTGTTGAGCCATTTGCTGCGCAACCGCAGCTATTTGTCTACGCTGTTCTTCATCACGAATCAAGCTCTCTGGTACACCAAACTTTTTAGATAGGAATATAGCGGTCTTTTCTGAGTCAATTAACATCTGCATCATCTCAGGGCCAAAGGCTCCACCAACAAGCTCTAAGAAACGAGCAACACTTGAAATGTCTTCATTTGCTTGTGCTTGAGCAAGTGGAGATACAGAACGCACTTTAACTTCCCTACCATTTACTGTAGGTACTTCTATGCGGCCCTGCTTCTTTAGGATGTAAATTACACGCTGAAGTACGGGCTGCACGAGTTCTGCTTGCAATCTGCCAAATGAAGAGCCCATTCGTCTGGATAGGTCAGCCATTCTTTCGGCTACCTCAGTTGCAGTCGCAGGAGTTTTGTTAGGATCAGCAAGCATATCCATGAACAAAGCCTTGCGAATATTAAGCCGCATATCATTAAGAACAAGCTGCGCTACATCAAAGCGTCCTGCTGCCTGTATAGGCTGAAGTCCAGCAGACCCCATAGCTTTTGGTATAATCGTTCCCGGAACTAAGTTAATTGTATCAGGGTTAATTACACCATCGTCTTCCATTTGATATATGCCAGAGATAGACATCTGAGCATTCTCAAGAATAAGCTCAATAGTTAAGTTGGTAGTTTTAATAGCAGACAAGGCATTAAGAATAGGCCCACGACCATATACCTCACCAGAACATTTAGACCATCTAAAGCAAATAAAAGGATTAGATCCCACACCCTTCATTTGTTTTTCGTATAGCGTTGTTTTAGTGCTCATGCAGAATGCATAGTGATAGTAAGCCTCCTCGTTTCGCTTACTGTAGTCGCGGCATACAAGTTCAAGAACAGTAGTTTCTCTGTCCTTGCCCATTTGCTGCTCGACCTTTGGATCAAACTGACCATTAGGAAAAAGAATCTTTAGATCATCAAACGGAACCTTTTTACGCTCTCTAAACACATGATCAATCTTATCGTCTGGCCCAGTATCAAGTACGACATGCGGAAGAGGTATTGCGGTAAAGTTTACTGGATTAATTGAATCCCCTTCTTCGACGCACAAGACACCAGTACCAACAGCCAAGTCCATAAAAGATTCATGAACCTCTTGGCTAAAATTGGAGTTCTGCAATACCTCGAATACATATTCAGTAACTTCATCTAGCTCGTTATCAATTGCTTCACGTTGATCCTTCGGCACCTCACTGCCTGACATAAGGTCAGCCCACCTAGCAAAATTAGGCACAATACCAGACTGCAATCTGCTAGCAAACTCTTGAACACCAACTACCGCTGTTTCATCAAAGATCTTTTCATCTCTGCGCTGTCCAGCTTCTTCGTAATAAAACGACTCACGTTGAGGCAGAGCGTATTCATAACACTCCTCAAAGAGAGGAACCCAGTTTTCCCGAAAAGCTTTTGCTTTTTGGTACTTCTTTAGTTTTTGCTCTGCCAGTGTCTTCATGAGTTAAACCGCCCTAAGAATCCAGATCCACCAGCGCGAAACAAAGATCTGCGACCACGACCACCGCGCATACCCCGTTGCTGCGTTCTTGCAGATAAAGCCTCGCTAATATCTTCACGTTTACTTTTTGCGCGCTTTTCTACTTCTTCTCTCTTAGCAATATCTGCCTCGACTCTTTGATCTGCTGCCGCTTGCTTTTCTTCCTTAGAGGGGCCACCACCAAAACACATAGCTATCTCCTACATTCTAGACCAAACGCCAGCCGATCTGCGTGTACGTGGCCCTTTGTTAAACACATCAAAGTTTCTTTTAGCTACTACAGGCTTAGACGGTTTCTGATTATTCATCAAGGCTCGTCCTTCGCCAGCACCTAACAAGAGGTATTGAAGTGCATCATGAATATGCGAATACATGTTTTTATC